ATCATACAGCAACCCCATTGATATAAAGCGTTCCGAGCTTTGCCAGCTCACCGCGTCCAAGCTGATAGGCTGCAATAGATTCACTGGCATGATATAAGCTCACGCCGGTAAAACTTGCAGTATTCGCAATGGCAATTTCATTTACAATGCCGATTAAATTATTCACGCTTATATCATCCATTCGGTTGTTATCAACCGAAAGACCGCGGATATAAGGCTCACGCTCCAGAAGGTAGTTTTCGATATTTGTTTTCACAGTGTCTTTCATCGAATCAATATCACCGTTATAACCTGTAATATAAACGTCAAAAATTTCTTCTGTAATCGTTTTAATATTTGTGTAGCTCTCATCAAAATCAGGATCCAGAACAGCAGTTAAAGGCTTGCGCGTAGCCATTCCGGTTTCAGGATCATATGTACAGCTTTTTCCTACAGCTTTAAGCATCGCACTGTCAGCAACACGGCTTCCTGTAGCTTCCTTGTCAGCGCAAACATAAAGAATTACACCGGCCGCCGAATTGTCATCAGTGTACGGATAAATCTGATAAACGCCTGGAACTTCATTACCCCAGGCGCGATAATCAGCAAGTGCGCCGCCCTGAGGCTGAGTGCGCCATCTATTAACAACTCTATGTCTGTAAGATTCTACACTCTCACCATCTGTCGCTTCTGTCGTAATGTCAGAAATCTCAGCAGTATCACCCAGAAAGCCAAGCGGATTAACAAACTTTAATTCATCACCATTATTAAGATTTCCAGCAGTTCCGCTTTCAGTACATTCAATATCAACTTCCTGAACGGCTCCATCAGAAAGAAGGATTGCCTTTGTGGTAGTAACAAGATAAAGTTTCCCATTAAGGGAACTTTTAAGCTGAGTTCCCGAATTGAGAATACCGTCATCCAGAACGCTGATTTTTATTTTGCCGGCAAAAGTAGTGGCCTCATAAGGCTTGCCGCATCCGATCTGATTTCCATGCTCAACAAGTGGATTTACCTCTTTTCCCAGAACCTTGAAAGTTCCATAACTGGCAGTCGAAGGAAACTGCTGCAAGAAAATCCATGCGCCCATTTTGTAAAGTGTAATGTAAAGTCCGGCAATTACCTTACAGGTAACATGAATAAATGATTTCGGTAAAAGTCTGAACCGCGTATTAAACGCAGTTTCAAAACCATTCAGCGCAAGATCATAAACCTCATTTATAGTCTTATTTTCAAAATTAAAGTCCATTAGCCATAGCCTCCCATTCAATTCCAAATGTCGTACTTAAAATATTTTCTCCGGATTTCAAAGCATTAATCTCAAAATCCGCAGTTTTCAAATCCTTAATTTTTCCGCTTGTAGTAACCTTATCAGCAATGCCGTCATCAATAAGCCACTGCAAATCACTCACAGCTGCATCCTCAGCAGTCTTCAAGTTCTTAGAAGTCATCGGAAGACTGCAGATGGTATTCTGGAACTTACTCACCATCTTTGTCTTATCTTCGCCAATCAGATTTCCCCAGAATGCTTTACCGCTGTCAGTAACACCATCATCCTCAAAGTTTCCACCAAATAACGACAGATAAACCGCAGTCTTAAAAGTCTTATCGCAGGCAATTACGCCATCTTCAATCTGCAGCACTCCGCCATCATTACTATCTAAAAATAAAACATCACCTTCAAAATCTGTCATACAACCTGCCCCGGAGCTACAGTCGAACCAGTATGAGAACTATGAACACCAGGAACAGTGTCAGTAGTAGTAACCGTTATTCCTGCTGGAACCTCCGCATTCTGCTGAATATGCGAAACTATTTCATTCGCAACCTTTTTCCAAAACTCCTCACATTGAGCTTTACCTGCAGCACTTGCACCGCTATCTAAAACAGCCGTTGCAATCGCCATTCCCAAAGTATCGCCATTCATTGCCATATCACACCACCTATGTATTAAGCACCATTTCACCACTATGCGGCGCACCCGTAACCGGACACGTCGGCAAAGCACAAAAACAGCCCGTACCACTAGGAGTAGCTGTTCCCTTACATTTCATATTACCGCCGGTAATCTCCAGTTTTCCCTGAAACTTAGTATTCCCGTCAGCCTTAACCGTCATATCCTTTTTCACATTAAGCTCATAATTATCATCTGTCGAAACAGAAACGCCACCAGGAGAAATGGCTTCAATCTTGCCATCTCCAAGCAGCTTCAAAACAGCCTTAACCGCACCGTCACTATCGCGCGAATATAAAATTCTCTCTCCAGGATTCGCCCCTTGGCTAACCATAAGCACACCTACAGCCGCCATCTTTCCGGTCCCATCAACCGAAATAAGCGCAATTCTATCTTTCTCAAGCGGCGGCGCATCCTCACCACTCGCAGCGTACATATCACAAGATTGATTAAACTTAAACCGTGTCTCCACGGTCGCAACGATAAACTTTTCGATCTCAGTTTTAATCAATTTACCTATTCTTCCCACGGGAACTCCTCCGGCAAACTACCGTCACGCGCACCAGGTAAAACCAGCTTCAAAGTAGTAACGTTTCCATCACTGTCACTTCTTTGAATAGTCACATTGTCAATTAAAAAAGTGCTTTCCCTGTAAATCATTGCTCCAGGAGCTATAAGAGAAATCGCCATATTTTTCCGCCATAACTCACCCTTAGGAGTTTTATGACCAATAACTTTCAGCTCGTAACTTGCAGCACTCGCAAACATACGTCCGGCCTTAGCCTCAACAGCATTCTGCAGGTCCGTACTCGTAGCATCATCTGCAACAAAAGTATAAGGCCGTAAAACTCCAGCCTTAGTTAAAAGTTTATTCTCGTAAGTGTAGTGTCCGGCATCCTCTTCGTTTTCCACTTTAGAAAATCCCGTAATATGACTAAAGAATTTCTGACTGTCAAAAGACGGCTTACAGCTCAAAAACGGCTCTTCACCCTCTTTGATAGTTGCGCAAACCTTTTCTTTTTTAGGCTGCCAGAACAGCAAATCACCGTTAGGCTTATTAGTAATAATCAGACCGCGCTGTTCAGCAAGTTTTTTCAAAAAATTAAAAAGAGTATCTCCCGGAGAATATTCAACTTTCTCAAAAGCTGCTCCCTCGTCACCCTCAATTACAATTCCAAAACCAAACGCGCCGCAGGCATCCTTTGCAATATCACTTAAATTCAGGCCGTTATATTCCGGCGGATATTTTGTCTCTGGTAAACAAACCTCATTCACACAGCCGCAAGAAGGATAGCCCTGCAAAGTAACAGTCTTTTTGTCCGGATCTACCTCAGGATTCGGAGTAAGCAAAGTTCCATTAAAAAGCAGCTTCTTATCGTAGTACACAGAACACTGACGATAAGTAAACGGCTTAAACGCTTTTCGATATTCTTTCACTGAATCATCAAATGGAGCAGTAAAACTAAAAGCATCAAAGCTATCAAGCGACATAGAAATTGTATAACCCGAAAACCCTGTAAAAGCCTTGCCGTCCACCAGAATAGTAATATCCTGCGCCGCTGTATCATCCAGAACCACAGGAACCGTAGTTTCTGGCAAAACCTTTCCCACTTTTTCAGTCGGCTTTTCTTCTGCAGGAATAATAAGCACATCGCCCGGATAAATAAGCGGCGAACCATCTGCAGCAGTTTTTCTGCCCATCAGCTGAGGATTCGCATTTTTAATCAATACCCATTTTCCACTAAGTCCATATTGCCTGGTCGAAATAGCTCCAAGAGTATCGCCTTTCTTCACAGTATAACTAGACATAATAAGCAACCTCTTTTCCCATAGGTAAAACTTTTAATTCATCCAGCATCAAATTATTATCAACAATGAATTCATCAATATGCGAATCAATATCACCGTAAAGCTCAGCGAGTAATTCAATTATTTGTCTGTCACGGCCCAGAACAATTACACGTCTTTTTCTAAGACTAAAAGCTGTATTTAAAACCAGAGCTACAGTCTTCTGATAAACTTCCAGCAAAGCAGAATAACTTTCCGAAGTCTCAATCAAAACATCTTTTCCAACTTCACTATCCAGTTTTTCCTTTACAGCTTCAAAGATTTCCTGAACTTTTTCAGCTGCAGTAATAGCATCCTCTCTGCTCGAAAATCCATCCTGGCTTCCATCAGAAGAACCTCCTGCAGAAGAAGATGAACTCTGGCCACACGCAAAAGTAGTACCCTCGCAAATTGCGCAGATAGCACCCTGCAGGCTTAATTTCATAACCGCATACTGATTACGAACTTTCTTTTCACCAAACGGATCATTCTTAAATTTTTTCACAATATCGCGGACCATATTTGCATAAGCAGTAATAATCTCTCCTGGCATACATACAATAGTTGCAGGAAGTCTCATCAGCTTCAAAACAGTAGCCGCATAACCACGAATATCATTAATCGGAGCAGTAGCACTGTTCACGATCTTTCTCATGGCCTTGTAAGCACCATTAGTAATATCATTCAAATTGAAATTCTTTTTAGTTGCGACCATATCCGCAAAATTATCAATATTGTCACAAATAATTTTTGCACTGTCCTTGCATAAGTTTTCAACCTGCAGAACCTCCGGCGCACTTGTAAGGCTTATAGATGCCGCAAATTCATCAATCGCATTATCAACAAATACCTCAGCCGCAGCAGTAATATCAGAACTGCTTTCAGTAACACTCTGGAGAATCTCTTTATCAGTATTAGTCTCAGAAAAAGTAACAGTGACAGTAGAAGTATTAACCTCAGTAACAAGACCATCCTCACGCTTAATAGTTCCAGTCGGAACCACAGCGCGAGTACCATAAACAGGATGACGAAGAGAACCGATTCCTCTTTCTTCCAAAGCTGCTTCAAATTCATCAGCTTTCTGCATACAAAGCTCACCGGTAAAAATACAGGTAAGAGGAAAACGACGGCCACCACGTCCAAGGCTCTGAACATAAGCTCCGTCTTTCTCAGGGAATGTAAAAGTTGCAGTCTTCAAATCGGTTTCTTTAGAAACATTGTCAAAAACAAAAGAAAACTCTTTTCCAGAAGGACTGGTATATTTAATATCATTCAATTCCATACTTCCCATTCTTATTCACAAGTCAAAGAAAAACTATCAACAAACAAACTTTTTATATAAGTGTCGTTTTATCCACACTTTCCACAAGTTATCCACATTTCGCCACATACAATAAAAAAGGGAGCGCACCGGCAACCAGCACGCTCCCAAGGAGAGAGTTTATGTTAAACAGCAGATGAAAGCTGTTTAAGCCACTTTTAGTTATTTCTTTTTTGTAATAGCGTTAATACCAGTAATAACACCAACAATCAAAAGAACCAGAGCAATTACAGCCACAATGATTTTTGAAACCATGTCAGGCGCAAGACCAAGTAAACCAAGACCAAGGGAGCCGGCTGCAATTAAAATAATTGCCAGAACAACTTTCCAGTCTTTCTTTGCAGACTTTTTGTAAGTTGCCACACACAAAGCTCCTGCAGAAGCAAAGGCAACAGCAAGAGCGGTCCATTCTACAGCAGGAACATCAGTCAAAGCAGCTACAGCCGCACCTGCAAGAATTAAAGCAATCAAAATGTAGATAAAGATTTTTTTCATAATCTTCCTCCTAATATTTTAAGCAGTCATTAAAGACTACCTGTATCCACTAAAAACTTCCGCTGGATGCAGAAGCAATCGTAATTCCAGGAGCAGGACCGCTAACCTTAGCCTGAACGCCTTTTTCAAGACCAATAGTCATGCGGCTCTCGCTAACCGATGTACTCTGCTCATAAGAATAGCGTTCTGCAGGAGTAACAGGCGCATAACCGGTAACACCCGGATTCTCACTTGTTTCAGAATCCTCATCTTTCTGAGCGTCATAAGTCATTGAATTAATAAAATCATCAATTCCAGAATTGAACTCCGCAATCTTGCCACCAATACCAGGAATATGACTAAGCATTGTCAGCAATTTCTGAACCGGAGTTAAAAGCCATTTTAAGATAGTAGCTCCAATCTGCTTAATACCAGCAATAAAACCACCATCCTTAAAAGCATTTATAATATTTGCAATCGGCTCCCAGAGCTTCTGTAAAGCACCTAAAAGCACATTCCATATCACGTTAGCAATGTTTTTAATCCACTGCCATGCTTTCTGCATTGCAGCAGTTACCTTATCCCAGTTCATCGCAAGAGCAACAATCGCAGCAATAAGAGCAATAATACCAAGCACAATCCATGTAACCGGATTCGCAAGCATCGCAATATTAAAGCCAGTCTGCGCCGCAGTAGCCGCAGTAGTAGCTGTAGTCTCTGCAGTCATGGCCGCAGTTTCAGCCGCAACCGCAGCAGTCAAAGCAGCTTTACCAGCAGTCAATCCGCTGGTAATTGCAATCCATCCAATCTGAGCCGCCTTAATAATAACCTGAATGGCCTGCCATGCTTTCATAGCAATGACAGTACCCATAATCACAGTTTTATATAAAGTAATAGCACCTACAATCGCAATAATCGGACCGCGTAAAGCCCAGATAACCTGAGCAAATCCAACTACCATTCTTATAGCACCACTAAGAATATTCATAACACCAATAATCGCCTGAGTAACCTTATCAATATTGATATTATTCACCATATCAATAATTTTCTGTAATCCCTCAGAACCGCCATTTTCAGCGACAGCTTTACCTATATTCAGCTGCACACCCTCAATAGCACTCTTCAAAAGTGTAATCTGACCCTTTAAGGATTTATTCATTGCAGTAGCAATATTTTCAGCCGTACCACCAGCACCTTCTAGCGTAGTTACATATCTCTTAATTTCATTAGTTCCAGATTTCATCAGTGTCAGGAATGCACCGACATTACGTTTACCAAAAATATCTTCAAGCGCACCGTTCTTAGTCTGCTCATCAACATCACCCAGCTTCTTTTCAAACTGCTCCATAATGTCAATAATTGGCAACATCTTTCCAGCCTGGTCATAAACAGAAATTCCAAGTTTATCCAAAGCCTTAACAGCACTTGAACTAGGCGCACCAAGATTCAGCATCATATTTCTTAAAGCCGTTCCTGCCTCAGCACCCTTAATACCACTATTAGCAAGAATTCCAACCATACCACTAAACTGCTCAAGAGAACCGCCCATAGAAGTAAAGGTAGAAGCTCCGCTCTTCACAGCTTCAAACCATTGGCTCATATCAGTATTAGCCATGTTAGTAGTTTTAGCTACAACATCCGCAATGCGATTCATGTTTTTAGTAGTCTGTTCTGCAACTTCCTCAGCAGATAAAGATGGATCATTAACAACAAGACCAAAGGCACCAATCGCGTCAGTTGCCATATCAACAGCATTAGTAAGGTCCATTCCAGTAGCTGCAGCAAGATTAGTAGTTCCCATCAGCATACCAATAGACTGGCTGGAAGAAAGACCAGCCATCGCCATCTTATCAAGCGCACCGGCTGCATCCTGCGCACTGAACTTAGTTTTAGCACCAACTACCATAGCAGCTTTCTGCAGCCGTTCAAGATCCTCAGTAAACTTTTCGCTTGTAACATCCAGGTCCACAAACTTAGCACCAGCCTGAGTAACACTGTCTTCAAACTCAATATATTTTTTAGTTGAATCTACAATAGCAGCTGCCGAAGCCGCAGCTCCGACAGCAAGAAGACCCTTAGCAGCACGCTTACAGCTGTTCCCAAATTCATTCAAACTTCTTTCAGCGGCCTTCATGTCGCCTTTGATTTTAGCATTGATAGACTGAGAAACGCCTTTTAATCCTTTCATTTCTCCTTCAATCTTTTTTATGGGAGCAGTCATAGCATCAACAGCCCTAAAAATAGTTTCAACAGCGTACTTACTTGCCATGATTCTTTTTTGCCTCTTTTGTAGATTTTTGAATTTCGATTAATCCAGGAATTAAAGCATCGTACCAAAAGTGAATTTCGTTTAAAGTCAAATTGCCAGGTAAGACCGGCAAGTGATAATCTGAATAAATCTGTCTTAAAGCCGTACAAGCTCCAGTAAGCAGATCCACTTTCTTTCTCTTGCCGTCCACCGCAATTTCAAACTTTAAATACTCAAGAAAAAACTTGCGATAGCCTGTAAAACCTTATAGTCTGTCGCATGGATCTTGTTAAAAAATCCATTGTCTTTTCCTGTCATTGCGCTCATAACACAATTCAATTTCTTAAAGTTCTGAGTATCCTTCATACCGTCCATAGCAGTAAAAAGACTACCCATAGGCTGACTAATAGTCAGTTTAGTTCCAGAAAAATTTTCCGGACTACGTTTAGAGACAGTGTATTCAATTTCACCGTCATTAAAAACCAAGTGACCAGAAACGCAGGCATCAACAAGACGCTTTTTAAGACTTTCAAAATCCTTAGCGTCCTCTTCGTTCATGTTAGCCACTTCATAATCAATACCAGTGATTTCACACCAGTTTTCAAATTCTTTTTCTGCCTGTTCTTTAGCAATTACTTCATCTGCCATAATCTATATCTCCTGTATAAAAAATAAAGCAGAAAGCCCCCGGCACACCAGGAAACTTTCTGCTTAAAGTCCCGTAAATTAACCGAGCTTTTCGCAAGAACCATTGAGAGTAATCTCAGCAGTTCCTTCTTTCATGTCAGCTTTTACCGCATCAGTAATCTGCATAGAACCACCAATAACAGTTCCATCAACCATAGTTGCAGAAACGTCAAAGAAGTCCATGCTGTCCTGACATTCTTTCAGGAACTCCATATCATCATTCTCATTACTGAGAATAACATGAAGTCCTTCAATAGCACCGACATGACGGCTCTTTACAATTCTGTTAGTACCGTCACCGTTAGGCTTTACTTCATTATGAAAACCATTGTAAGTAATTTCACAAGTGTCTTCGCCATCAGTAGTAAAGCGGCGGCCATTGATTACAATCGATTCAATGCATCCAGAAGCCATTATTCACCTCCAAGATAGAATCCGAAATAAACATCAGTTGAAGAAACCTCAATGTTACCACTGAGCTTTACAGGGAACTGAACATTAAGTCTCTTTGGATTCTCGCTGTCAATTTCAACTTTCAGATTCTTCTTAGTGAATTCAGCATCACTAATAAGAGCCTTAGAAGCCAGAGATTTTGCAAGGTTTACAAATGCAGTAACAACCATCTTAGGCTGAACAGCATTCGGATTAGTTACAACATCTGCATCTGGAACAAGTGGCACACCAATCATTCCGTCAGCTTCCATAATCAAACGAACATTGTAAACAACGTTCATCAATTTCATCATGTCTACAACATAGCGGCGAGAAGGATATTTTCCTTCTGCAGTCGGATGGTAGAAAGTGATAATATCATTAAGACGAGCTGCAGAACCTTCTTTAAGGTTAGTAGAAGCTCCCTTAGATACAGCCTGATTACGAACATTGTAATCTTCCTGAACAAGATCATCTCCAGTGTGAAGACCAGTCAAAAGACCTTTGTAACCGCAAGCTGGATCTTTATCAGCCTGTGTCATAATGTCATTCACAAGACCTTTAGCAGCAACCACATAAGGAAGCTCACGAGATCCGCAAGATTCAATCAGGAAGTTGATGTAATCGTTAGGACGAGCATCAGTTACAGCTGTACGAGTAGCATAGTTGTCAGTACAACCGTGAGCTACAAGACAGCCCTTCTTATTAAGAACGCCCCAGCGTCCTTCTCCGAAGTTCTGATATTTATCAAGGTTAGTTGAGTTATTGTATGGATAAAGATCCAGAATAACAGTTTCCCAAACACCGCCAATAGCAGCAAGAGCGGAATCAACATCACCGTCAATCGAACCACCTGAAAGCTGAGTAACACTGAAAGTCAATCCAGCAATATCAGCATCAAGTTCAATTTTAATCAAGTTTCCGATAGTTCCCTTACATTTAGAAGTAAGTGGAATTGCATGGCTGTCTACATCACCTGCAGTAACAGGCATATTAAGAACTCTATTAATAGCTGTCTTAATTGCAGCAAGCACATCGTCACCAGCGTCATCCTTTGTTACAGCAAATTCTGCAACAATTCCGCCGATGTAAATTTTACCACTGCCATTAGCAGTAGCAGTTCCGGTAATTCCAAGATTACCAGCTGCAGCAACCGCACTAGCTCCTTCTGCTACTGGATAAATAGTAACAGGGAAGCTCGCACCATTTCCGCTCTGTGGAAACAGCTGCAAACAAGCCAGATGAAGAGGAGAACCATAGCCATAACGCTTTGCTACCAAAGCTGCGCTAGATTCACATTCATACTTTTTTGTTGAATAAGCAATGCCGCTATTACCCGGACCTACAATCGCAAGTCTCTGAGGCAAGAGAGCAGCCTTGCCAGCGTTAAAGTTCTTATAGCTAACTTCTACGCCAGTAACGCGCGAGATAGCAGAAGCACTTACACCCATCTTATTCCTCCTGATCCATATCTACGATAACCAATCCGGTATCGTCAAGAATTTCCAACGAAATCGGCGCAATCTCTACGCCAGCCACCTGAGGCGAAAATTCAATCAGATCCACATCCATCGCAATGCGCACAATACACACTCTTCCGGCTGCATTCTGCTGATTCGGCATACCAGCAGTCAGGCTCTTAACCTGACGCGCAGTAACCACTCCCCTCAAACCCAGGTAAGCATAATTTCCGGCACATAAAATGTTACGGATAATTCTGGCTGTCTTCCAAGCCTTAACCACCGCCATTCTGCCGGTCCGACCATCCCCGTCAAAAGTTCCGGTCGCGTAACAGTCAATATTAAAACTGGCCGTCACATTATTTTTATTCGTAACAGTGGAACCGCTTCCGCGGTCCACACTTACAAGCGAAACATTCACAAGCGGAAAAACATCATTATCTTCTTCCGTCTGCAATTCCCACGGCTGGTCATTTTCCAGATAGACTTTAATTTTATAGTCCTCTTTCCGTACATCCCCCGCTTCAACCGCAAGCTCATATTGATGAGCCAGTTCAATCGCAAGAATGCCGCAAATCTGGTCACGAACAATTTCAACATTGTCCGGCGAACTTAAAAGCTCATGTACCTGAATGTCACTCATCCTCTTCTTCCTCGTCTTTAGACTTATCTTCAAGATTCAAAGCGCAGATTAAACGCCCCACTCCAAGCGTTCTGTCAGGCTCAAAGCGAGCCACAAACAAAATCCATTCATGGCCACTCATATCCACATAAACTATTCGCCAGCCGCGCGCAGGCTTTACATACTCGCCGTCAGAAGTCAAATCACTCATTCTAAAACAAGCAGTAATCGTTCTTCCTGCAATAGGATTTCCCTCAGTATCCACCAGATAACCAATGTCACCAACAAAACCCTGTAAAGTAAAGCCTGTTCCGTTAGGCTTCAAAAGTGTGAATGAAACAGCTCCGCCAACTTCTTTGTCGGTAAGTGTTACCGCTAAATCTGCCTCTGCAAGCTGTCTCAAACCCATTATTTTCCACCTTTCTTAGAACCAGCCTTTTTATCAGCTGTATCCTCTTTTTTTTCAGCTTCCTCAGCTGCAGCTTCAACCTTCTTAGCTTCATCAGCTTTTCCGGTATCGGCTTTTTCTTCTTTACCAGCAGCAAGAATCTGGCCTTTAGTAACCGCGTCGTCAAACGCGCTTTCCGGCTTAAATATGCTCTTAGTGATTTCATCACCAGGAGCATAAACCTTGCCGCCGTTGTAAAAGCTCACGCCCTCAGCAACAACGTACTTCATACCGTACCTCCGGCCTTAGCCTACGAAAGAACAGTAAGACAACCGAAACGGTCGATAGATACAGGAATACAAACTGGACGAACAGTAGCCTGAGCCACAGTAGTATCCTTGTCATCGTTGTTATAAACCTTGTTATGGATCTTCATACCGCCCTGATATGTAACCTTTTCAGGAATAACAGAAGCGAATGGCTCAACCATACCAAGAGAAGGAACTCCACCATAAACACAACGGAAATCCAAATCCTCAGGATCAGCAAGCACGATAACCTTCTTATCATCTACAAATGGAGTTACAGTGCTGTCATTAAATGCAGTATAACGTCCGTTATAAACCATAAGGTCAAGACGATAAGCACCAAGTTCAATATAACCCATGTACTTACCACCCTTGTTTACAATACGAGGATTAAGGTTACCAAGTCCAAGACCGTCTTTCTGAACAGCTTTCTGAACATCTGCATTCTTAATGAAAGCGTTCCAAGCTGCAGCACCAAAAATAGCAATCTTAGCATCAACCAAACCGTCATCGCGGATAGCGTCAGCAAGAGTTTCCAAATCGCCAAGAGGATCAGCACCAGCCTGGTCCCATTTAGTGCTTACAGTAGCAATATGAGTAGCCTTTGCTTTAAAGTCCAGTTCATAAGCACTGTTACCAGCATCATCAGTAAGAGTAAGTTTACCAGTCTGGAGAACCTGCGAAGCCTGCAATTCTACAGAACGACCAAGCATTCCATACATAAGCTGGAAAGCACGTTTAAGAATAGTAACCAAACGGCCAAACCATGTACCAATAGCCTCGTATTCATTTTCACCTGGCTGTCTCTTGAGCAGGTCAAAAATGTTTACCGGACGAGCAAGTTTATATACAGGAGGCTTAACCTGCTTACCTGTAAATACATCGTCAGAAATTGCAATAGCACCGTTTGAAAGGTCACGAAGAACCGGCGCAACCTGCTCACCTGAGCGAACAATGTCAATATCAACATATTCAGCATCAGTATAATCTTCCTCAGTAGTCTTAAAGAAAGACGAAAGGAAGCCCATTTTATCCATCTTTGGGAAGCTCTCAAAGATTTTAAGAACCTTTTCCTTGAATGCACTCTGCATATCAAAACTCCTTTTAAACTACTGATTATCAGTAGAATTCTGTTCAGTAATCTTTACTGGAATAATTCCGGCTGTCTTAGCCAGATCTTTCTGCAATGCAGTAGCAGCAGTACCAGCAACCTTAATCTTAGAACCGTCTACAGGTCCGGCAATGTAAGCAGTAAGAGGAACATCTTTACCAGATGTACCACCTTCGAGCTTTTCGCGGCCAGTATAGATAGCGCAGATTGGATCAATAAGACCAGATACAGCGATTCCAGTGTACGGAATGAATTTACCGCTTCCACCTCTATCGCGTGCAAGAAGGTCACCCTGAACAACTTCGCCGTTAGCAGCGATAGTTACCTTACCAGATTCATAGAAACCGTCACCCAAAACGATTTCTTTATCAGAACCATAATTCTGGACATTCATGTTAGCCATAATTAGTTTCCTCCCAATGCTTTATCAAAAGCGGCCATCATTGCTTCTTCCTTTTCGTTGTTAGAAGCAGCTGGAGTAGCAACATCAGCAGGATTATCATCCTTGCGAGCTGTAACAGCAGCATTAGCAACACGCTTTTCAAAGTAAGTTGTCTGAACATTATTATCAGCAATAGCAGAGCCATCACGGATAAAACCAGCAGCAACATCAAAACAGCCGGCAATTTCACCCATCTTCAAATGAGCGTCACAGCGCGAGCGTTCTTCTTTAGAACCTTCTGCTTTACCAGCCGCAAAAACTTCGGCATAAAGAGCAGGCTCTTTAGACTTGAGTTCTTCGATAGTCATAACGCTATCCTCCGTTTTATTTTGCGCCGCATTCACGGCAATATTTTCAGGAGCGTTATGACTTTCGCCATGCTCCATTTTCACAGGCTTATTAAGACTGGCTGCAATGTCAGAATAAACACTGGCATCCACAAACTTAGTCTCTTTTCGTGTCTTTTCAACACTCATCTTTGCATTATTAAATAAAGCAGATTTATCAATATCATCAACTTTAGTACCACTGGCAATAACCTCATCAGCAAAACCAGCATCCACAATTTCCGAACCAAAAAAGAAAGTCTCATCATCCATCAAGGAATGAATCTCTTTATCATCTTTTCCAGAAATCTGCTGATAATATTTAGCCATCAGATTATCAATAGAAACTAAAAGACCGGCCTCTTTTTCAAGCTCAAGATGATTACCCATAACGCTAGACCACGCGTTATGAATCATATAAACCGCATTATCCTCAACAAGAATTCTGCTGTCAGGATTTTCAACCTTAGCAGCAAGAGCAATAATAGAAGCACTGGAAGCAGCCATACCCTGAATGTAAGTTTCTACAGTAACTTCCTTATGCTGGCGCATAAAGTTACGAATGATATTAAAAATGGAAATACATTCCCAGACAGAACCGCCCGGACTATCAATAACAATCTGAACTTTATTGTCTTCCTGGTCATAGCTTTCAAGCTCACGGCGCATAAACTCCGCAGTTATACCACTTTCCCACCAGGAATCGCCAATTCGTTTATTAACCAAAATAGACTTCATATATGCCATTTTGTACCCAACAAATTGGAAAAACTATCAACTACAACACATTTTTTTATCAGGTTAAAATAAAAAAGCCCCGTGTTTCCACGAGGCTCCTCCCACTTAAAGACTTTTTCTCACCCTACAAAGTCCTTAATCTTTCATACAAATTACCAATAGCATTGCCAATATGATTTACACACTTTTCGCTCAAACCACCGCGATTATTCATCATAACCTCAGAATAAAGCTCCAGATGATAAATTACATCGTCAATCTCTTCTCTGGCTTCAAAAGATAAATTCTCTCTCTCAGCCCCTGCTTCAACTTTTCTTAATTCAGTTTTCTTTTCATCTGCCATTTTCAAAACTCCTGATTTTAATCTTTATCGAAGTTTTTCAAAAAGTATAGATTACACATCGCATGATCCAGATGACTTTTTCCACTTTCCGGATCCACCTTCTCACCGTTCTGCCATGCTGTTAAGTGTCGCATTAATGCAGCAAAATATCTGTTCTTACCGTCAGGAACCTTCTTCCAGTTTTCACGCGCGTATTTCTCCGCACCAAATGTAAGAACTTCGACACAGCCTTCAAGCGATTTTAAATCCAAAAGCGACCAGTCAGGCTTACCTTTATCAGCTTTCACGCCGCATCCAGAATGAATATCAGCAATCAGGCTATCATTTATTTTACCACTCATTTACTTTTTGAACCTCAAAAAACCAATAAGATTAGCACAGCTGCGAATCTTAAACTTTACACCATCCTGCTTAAAACCATCCTGTTCCGCCACCAGAATAGAACGGCCATCAACATTACCAAGTACAAGCGCAACATGACCATATTTATTAGTTTCAGTAGCACCCCACACAGCCACATCTCCGCTAACAGGATTCACAAAAACCCGCTCAAAATACTTCTTTTCAAGCGGCATCTTGTCATAGTTTAAGAACAGATCTTTAGCACCCTCAACCCCGCCAGTATGCGGAATAGCAAGTACATCCTGACAATACTGACGAAACAGATCTACACACTGCGCACCGTAAGCCTTGTCAAAATCACACTTCTTACCGTTCCATTTATTCAAAAACTCGTCAAAACTCTGCGCCATTATTTACTCTCCTCATAAAGTTTTTTAGTACGCTCATAAGCCTCTTTAGTAGCCTTATAGTCAATCTTAAAATCTTTCAAACTGTCATAATATTCCAATGACATTAAAACCATACCACTCTTATCATCGTAATCAACATCAGTATCAGATGGAGCAGGAAATTCAGGCCACACTACTTCTGGAAGTACATAAACCGTCTTAGTCGTTGTCACGCAGGCTGTCAGTAATGGCATTAAACTTATCACGGCCACTAAGCTCATCAGTCTTATGTTTTTCTTTTTCTGCATCCTCAAAAACCTCTTTCCTTATTTTTGCTTCATTCTGAGCAAGTTCAACCTGATAGCGCAATCTTTCAGCTCTTTCATGCTCAGCCTTATATTTTTCAACATTTTTCCGCCATGCCTTAAAAAGTAAAGCAACCACCACCAAAAGAACAACAATCACAGCGCACAAAATTAAAATCGTTTTCACTGTAATCCCTCCTCATTCTTAGCTGAAATAGCATCACTAATAGCAAAAGCAGCTTTCTGGCCAAAGTTAGCACCAAGGTAAAAAGCGCTGATATAAAAAAAGTCTTTTAATACAGCCTCAAAAAGTTCCACAGTTTTTTCAACCGCCACCACATTTTTAATGCAGGAAATTAAAACCACAACGCCCACAATAAGCGTCAAAACAAGCCATACAACCCACACTAAAAACTTTCTGCTCTGCAGTTTAGCAGGTTTCTCTTCCGTTTTTTCAGCTTCATCTGCCATAACACACCCCTTATTTATTCATTAGATAATTTACCAGGATATTAAATCCCGAAGTAACCACAATAGTTAAAATAATCGCACCAATCTTCTTCCACATGGCCAGAGCAGCTTCTCCACTTTTTTTTTCCAGCTTCTCAAGCCTCCCTCGAATCAGATCATCACTCTGTATACTCTTAGAAATACTACGGTCCAGCTTTTCTTCCAGCTTTTCAGTGTTCGCCTTAATAACCTCAATGTTATTAATCATCACCGGAATGTCTTCCAGAATCTTTTCATGTTTATCAACTTTCTTACCAATATTTTCAATCTTTGCGTTCATCTCAGTCGTCTGCACAGCTGTACTTTTTGAGATCTCGAACATCTGGAGCATCAGCTCTTTATTGGTCATTCCCTCAGCCATAAAGCACCTCCCTCCTATTCTTCACTTGTCTCATCATCAGAATCATTATCATCATTCTGATTTTCAGCCGTATTCTCACCAATTCCATAAGCAGGCTTACCATTGTTGTCTTCCAGAATATGCGGATTAAAACCAAGTTGATGAGCATAATTAATCTCACGTTTAAGCTGCGCAATAGTCTTTCTGAAAGTCTTACCGTTAATACGTTTACACTCATCATCAAGCGTAGTAAGACCATTATCAAGCGCATCGTTCGCAGCCTTAACATCCTTAGTTCTTTCAACACTAGGCCTTGCAATACCACTCCAGGAACAACTCAACCAGGCCGCTTTAATCTGCCACAATTTTGGATCCGCAAAAGCCATCACAAAGCCAGGAAGATTAAGCATACCGTTCAAAGCTGCCTGAATTACAAACTCTTCAAAAATTATCTGACAAAAATCCTTTGCATTTTTGAAGTTACGATATTTCAGGTAAACTTCAAATTCATTATTAGCCTGACGGCTCGCAGAATAACTTGAAGTAAACTTTAATTTTGCAATCTCCGGAGGAATCTCAAGCGACCAGCAGATAGCATCAAGAATAGCACCTTCAAAAGCGGCAAAGTTTACATTCGGCCTGTTAGTAGAATAACTTACAACCTCTTCGCCTGGAGCAAGATCATCAAACACAGTACCCGGCTGCATCAGCTGAATAGGTTGATGGCCCTTAGGATTAACCTCAGAACCAATACCAGTCTTAATACCACCCACTTCCTTCATAGGACGCTGTAAACCTGCAGTCGGACGAGTTCCAATCGCAGTGTCAGGAGATTTCTTCACAGTAAACGCAATTAAAGCATTAATAACCGCAGCTCTTAATTCCGCATCCTTGTATTTATCAATATCAGAAAGCATAGAAAGCACGTTAGCAAGCAAAGGCTCACCGCGCACTTTATCACTCATCTTTTCAGAACCATAAACCATCCAGCTAATCTGACGGCCCGATTTTTCACCCTTTACAGGAATACGTTCATATTTAAGCTCACCATTCTCAAAAGTCTGAACATAATAAGCCACATGACGATTATATTTATCAAGCTCAACGCCCTGAACAATTCTGTTACCATTTTTGCAGGTATAATCTGCAGGAGTTCTTACATTGTTACCGTTTACCCACTGCCACATCGGAAGCCCGTTAGTATGATTAACACGTGCAATAATAACACCGTCACCACACAAAATAGCCTCGCGTCTTACAACTTCCTGGAACTCACCAAAAGTTAATTCCTTGCGATAATCAAAAAGCTCGTAATTATTAGCATAAAGATTAAACTGCGAAGTAATAGTGTCGCCAAACTTTACAGCAAGATCAGCCCGCTCCATATCATCCTTACCAGGCCACAAAACATCCTCATTCGGGCTACTATTAGCACTCAAGCCGGTAAAGATCTCGTTGCGCAAAATACGACGCAAAATACCACGCGCATACGGAGAATCAGTCCAAAGCTCCATAGACTTCTGACGTAAAGCCCAGTAATCAATCGTATTAAAAATCTTAATAAGCCCAAGAGAACCGCGGAATTTTTCACCGCTCCAGGTAACATTCTGGCTCAAAGCCTCAGCAAAAGCTCGCTGATATTTATTACAAATCTCAGCTTCAAATTGTTTTCGTGATTTAAAATTAAAAATACCCATTTAGAACCCCGGACAAATCTGAGGACAGCGGCTGCCCCCTACCTGCAGGCGCGCTTCAAGAATAGCAATATTGCTAAGCAGCTTTTCACGCCTCAGATACAAATTACTCAAGTCAGAACGGCTAACCGTCTGCTTATCCTGTCCGGTATCAATCGTATAAGACTGAATATTCCCGTTTTTATTAAAGGCCAGAATAGCCTTTTCAATTTCTGCAAGTAAAATTTTAGTATTAGTCAATTCATCTTGCCAAAAAGTCTGAGAATCCTCGTTTACAACAGGACTATTAACGTCAATAATCATAAAAACCATTATTGACCCATACTTTTAGAAAAACTATCAACTAGAAACTTGATAGATTTTCCAGCAAAACCGCCCACATAATTACACTTATGTTTTCCGGATACAAAATGGTCATAGATGACCCGTCAAAATTTCACCTGCTCACCGAAGATATGAAAAAAGATATGCTCAAAGCTGCGGCCGCAACCGTAAACGTACAGGCCGCACTTACCAGAAAGAACGCAATCGAAAAACTTCACCAGGATTTCACACTAAGAAATACCTTTACAGAAAAATCAATCGCCTTCGACCGCGCGCCTGCAGAAGCAACAAGTTTCTCAGAAATAGAAAGTCACGTCGGAGCAAGAGATCGCGCATCCTTCATGGAACGCCAGGAAACAGGCGGCACTCACAAAGCATCAAACGGCGGCCAGCTCTCAATTCCAACACCAGCCGCTCGCGCAGGAAGCAGCCGTAACCCGGTCCAGAAATCCATGTACCGCACTAAAGTAAATAAAAAGATTATTAAATATAATCCCTATTACAAAGGCACCGGAAAATCTGCACTCGTATCAGCTGCAGAAGCCGCATACTCACAGAATAAATATCTCAAATACAATAAAAACATCTACCGCGTAACCTCATTCACAAAGTCAAACGGCCATGTAAAATTCAAGCTCGAAATGATCTATTTCCGCGGCGTAACTCAAACCCAAACCAAAGCAACCCACTGGCTCACTGAATCAATGGCTAAGCCTGCCGCCGATGCTCAGTCCATCTTTAATTCCCAGATGAAAAAACTCGAAAAATAAAAAAAACTCCAGCCTTTCAGCTGGAGTAACAAAAAGACACATAAATGCAAGACGGCCAATGTGTCTAAAAATATTTTTAACACATATTTTTATATTTTGCAACCATTAAGAATCCTGGTAATCTTCCGGCACCTTAAAATAGCACAACTGCATTCCGCTCAGTGTCGCTTCCTCTCTCTCAATCCGCGCTCCGTTACTTTTCTCCCATCCGTCCAGCATCGCAATATGGCTGCATCCCTTCAAAGCCTCTAAATCCGCTTTCATAAAATCCTCATACTTCGCATCCGGATTTTTCGCCAGAATCTCATCACTGATTCTTACCGGATTAACCACCTCAAATCCAGCCGCTTTATAAAACTCCTCAGCCCTCTCAAACTTCGCATGATATTCATTCACATCAACACCAGTAATCGGACCACTCAAATAAATTTTTCTCATTTTCCATTCCTCCTGCACCACTCCAGAAATTCATCCGAAGGATTCATTTTTTCAAGCCGCTCATTCCATCCTTCTTTTTTCAGGATGAATTTCACGCAGTCAAACTTTTCAAAATATTTCACATCGCAAACATTAAGTCCGCAGCTCATAATAACTTCAAGAAAACAGCATTCCAGATATGAGAATTTCTTAGATTTCACACTATCCCCATAAGCCGGATAATCATGCAGCAGTAATTCTTTGTAAAATGCAATTATGAATTGCAAAAACTCCCTGTCGCTCAGTTCCATTTTCTCTCCTATTCCATCGTAAACATCCCATAACTCGCGTAATTCCAGAAAGCATTCCAGTCAAGCATATTACCCCGTAAATCATTACGGCAAATATCATCCGCAAAAATCTCAAGGGCCGCAAGGTTATAAACATAAGTATCAAAGCCATGATTCGCCGCACCTGGCTTCGCTCTCCACACAGTACGAATATATTTATTAGTTTTTTTATCGTACTCCTCAACCTTTTCCTCAGCTTCAAACATACGGAAATAATCATCATGGAAATTGTCCGGAAAATTCGGGAACCATTCCGGCTGTTTCGTTCCTTCATCCCATTGAAGCATATTCATAGCACGGCTGATTCTGTCTTTAAGTTTTCCAGTGTTAATATGATAAGCAAGTGGCAAACCAATGGCCTCAAGAGTTTTTCGGTTAAACAGCTGATACGTCTCACCATTCTTAATCCAGTCAGAACCCTTACAAGCATAAACGCCTGCAGTAAAGCGAGCGCAGAACGCATAAACCCAGTCGGTATAGTGACCACTATCCACAAGTGTTATCGCAATTTTATATTTCTTTCCGTCATCAGCCACAAAAACAGAATTCTCAATGTAAGTGGCAAGCCTATCCCAAACACCATAAAAATCTTCCGAAGGACCATCAAACCGCTGGAAATCAATCGTCCATGTTACGCCACCTGCAGAAAATCCCTTAGTATCCACATAGAGACAATCTTTCTGAACATCCACTGCACAGGTAATAATCCAGATAGGTGATCCTGCATCCTCAATCGCCATCTTATTCGGAATTTTTCCACGCGCAAAACCAAACCTTTTATGCAGCAAAGCCTTTTCGCGCCGAATCTGTTCATTCTGCTCTCTGAACGGCAATCCCTGTTTCAAGTTGCGGAAAGTTCTGTAACCCTCTTTATCGCGCACACGATTATTCTTAATGTCCCAGCACTTAGCCCAGGCGATTACCATGTCTTCCCAGGAAAACATTCCCGGAGGATTATAAATCGGCGAAAGATGATAACTGCGAGCATCTTTTTCCTCACTCTTTTTAGTCGCTCTCCATTCGCCCTTTTCCATGATAATTGCCTTATCATAGTTTTTCATAATCTTGCCACAGTGCGGACACTTATAACCCACCGTCTCAAGAATCGGCTGATAATTCTCATCATTTTCCCAGACAAGACCACCAATCTGATTATCATGCGCCTCATCCCAGACAGCCCATTCAAGCGGCTGCATCTCACCGCAATACTTACACGGCACATAATACCGTCTCTGGTCCCCAAGCTGATAAAGCCGCCATATCTTAGAAGTCTGTTCCACAGTCGGAGTAGAACCAAAATAGATCTTCCTGGTCGAAGGATAAGCATCAGAACGCGCAATCGCCAGATCTTCCATCGTTCCTTCGCCCTTAATATTCTCACTCATACCGTCAAGCTCATCAACCAGAACAATCTTGTATGAAAAGTTTCTGAACCTGTTACCAGAACGACCGCCGACAGCATGAAGATAACCGCCCGGAAATTCCTTCTTAAACGAAGTATCACCCGTGTTACGCGCACCTGCAGCCTTTTTAGTCTGCGCAAAAATCTTAGAACGCAATCCCGAAGTGTCGATCATTCTATCAATTTTCGTATCCATTGCGAGCTTCGCCATTCCTTCATCAGGCAAAACATAAAGCATAGGAGCCGGATTACAGCCGATTCCGTAAAGCATAACCGTCTCAAGAATTGCCGTAGTCGCTCCCAGCTGATTTCCCTTCATAATGTAAACCTTATGAATCGGACTATCAGGACTAAAGTTATCCACGATCTCTTTAAAATACGGAAACTGCTTAAAAGAAAACTTACCAGGAAACGGCGTCAAATCAGCCGCCATATAACGCACCTGGCACACATAATCACTAGGATTCATGTAATTTCTTTTAGCAGTTAATGCAAGAAAACTCTTTTTGAGAAAATCAATATCAGCCGAATTAATAACGCACTTCAAAACCCTCTTTCCCCTTAAAGATTTTTATATAAATCAGCATCCCCATAGCAGCAGTGATAAATATCACCACGGAATAATTTCAAAATACAAAAACCACTTCCCACTTTCACTTTATTAATCATCTTGTAACCAGGAAGCGGAATACAAAGCGGCACCACGTCATTAACATGAGCATACTGCATGGCACTTGAAACACAGCTGCTCACATATTTCCAAGTCTTACGACCCCAAAGCGGCTTAGGCGCACCAAAAGTAATAACGCTGGCCTTATCGTGAGTTCTGTAGCAGTAATCCTCTGCCGCAAGTACACTCATCGCACCGCCATAACTCCATCCGCATATTTCCACCCTGTAATCTTTATGAAGCTGTTTTTCTTTAATTAACGATTCCATTACTAAATCATTACAAGATTTCCAGGCATTTCCCCAGCCGCGCGCAATCAGCATACAGCTTTCCTGTCTCTTGTAAATCTTCACAGGAAAATCAAAATTATTATGCCAGTCTCTCTTAGTGGTCGATTCTTCAAAAAGCAGTCTTACCACTTTTTCAGAATCATCAACCACCACGGCCCAGTCCACATCATCACCGCTTTTAGTGTACTCAGTTTTTTTAATAAGCTCGTAAAGTTCCTCAGGCTTCATTTTCCTTTTCCTCCCACACTTTTTCCGCGCAGCCATATTTCACCATATTTTTAATACCACACTGGCAAACCACCGCCGGGCATCCCCCATAGAAAGGACAACGGCCCTGCATTCTTTCAGGACAGGAATTATTCTCATTCACTGCGCAAAAATTATACAAGGCTTCTTTTTTGTCATTGTTATAATCAACAAATCGAATCACGCTATCCCCCTTACTACTTTCAAAAGTAGTGGCTATTTTAGCCGCTTAAAAATAATCATCATCGCAAATATAAAACGCTTACAAAAACTCATAGCCTTAATCTCCTCATAAAGCACACCCTGAGCCTTTATATAAACATTCTTCACTTCCTTGCGAATCTTCCTGTCGTTCTTTCCGCTCATTTCTCATTTTCTCCCTACGCTTCCGGCTCCACTCTCTCTGGTAATTCCTGTTACGCTCCTTGAATTCAGGATTCATGCGCCGCTTTTTCCAGTATTCCTTCCGCTTCTGCTGTATAATCTCCCGTTCTTCCTCGCTGATCCTTGCCCAATGCGCCGCCCGCTGTTCCCTCGCTTTTCTGTTCCGCTCGCTTATCAGCTGCCGCCCGCTCTTAGTCTTAGCAGTCAGCCCGTGTTTTTCAGCCGCATCCAGATATTTCAGTTTAAGCTCACACTGCAAATAGCGAATCAGATTTAATTCCGGCTCACCCTTTATCGTTCCGCCATACTGCATATTCATAACACCAATAATTCTATGGTCCACCTTATGAATATTATCCGGCGAAAAATTCCTGTTATCGCCGTCAAGAAACACAAACTGATTCTTAATCGAAAACGGCTCTCCAGGATGAGTAGCAACCCAAACCCACTTCTGTTTCTGCCACCACTCATATTTCGCAACCTTGATCATTACATAACCCTGCTTTACACATTCGCTATATAATGGCTTCGCAGTACGATGCCTTGTATAAATACCGCTATAAGCTCCAAGCTCCGTTCTTTTCGAGCTTATCGCACTGTCAGTATAAGTGGCATCAGGAAAGGCCGCAAAAAAAGCCTCATGCATTGCCTTTTTACCGCGAATCATTTTATGCTCAATCAGCCAGTCTTCCTGTTCACGCGTCCACTTCTTTTTCTTAAAATAATCTCTCCTGTCAATCATCGTATTTCAGCAAGCCCTTTTTCTTTTCAGTCAACTCCATATCCTTAGGCTTATAAATATAGCCCAGTTTATTCGCTACATTCATAGCCTGCAGCTGCATATTTTTCTCGTTAATCTGAACCTGCTCCAGCTGCACAATCTGTCCGGCAAGATTACTCAAAGCCTGAGCCTTTTTAATCTCACGCTCACACTTTGTCTTATCTGCCACAAGCTCATCATCATTCAATCTTTCCATTGCCTCGATTAAATGATTTTTCACATCAGTCAAACTGTTCAACATAAATAGTCTCCTTGTTTTTTTTATCTTTAGCGATTATCACCACTTCCGTGAATTACACCACGCGCCGCCCTGGAAGCAAGTTTATCAAGATTACCCTGCATAACATCCTCCAGCTTCAAATCAAGCACAGTAGCAATTTCAGCCACGAACCAGCAAACATCGCCTAATTCCTTTTTAATCGCCTCACGTCTCTCTCCGTCAATAATGCCATTCGCATCGCGCACAGCCTTTACAAACTTTCCCGAAACTTCACCAGCTTCCTCACTCAATCCCATAACAGGATAGCGATAATCACCGTTTTCCATTCCAAAATAGTCCGCTGTTTCATGCGCCCTTACCTGATATTCATTTATGCTCAAACTCATTTTTATATACCTCGCTTAATCTTCAAACTTTGCACCATGAGCTACGGCCCATGCAATAATCTCTTTCATTTCATCATAAGTCGGACATATCTGGCTAAAGTCCAGAAACTTTTCTATGATTTTATCCAGCTGCGCCTTAGTTCTTTTTCCACAGAACTGGTCACACAGTTTCTGTCTGTCTAATGCAGCACTTACATCTTCGATCATCTGTTGCCCTCTCATTTCACTACTTTCAAAAGTAGTTGATTTTTTCCGCCGCTCAACCGATGCAGCTTTCATTTTTTTTAAAAAAATTTTAAAATTTTACGACCTTTTACCACTTAAAACCTGCAAAATCTCTGTACTTAACGAATACCAGTAACACAGCAGTCTTTTCTTTGCAGCTGTCTCTTCATCATCCGCGCAGTAACCTTCCAGCATCAAACCAAAATCCTCAATCCTGTCTTCCGTATCTTCCGGCATAAAATCCAAACCTCCTGCAGAAAGCAAAGCCTAAAATGGGCTTTCCCGAATAAAAATCTTGCCATTTTCACGAATAAGCGCGCACGGCATCAGCTGATCCTGCATTTCATAACCAACCGAACCGTCCTCATCATCAACAGTAGTAACCATCTGCGAAGACATTATAAATATTTCTTCCTGAGCTTTACCTTCATGGCATAATTCAGTCAGTTTTTCACATAATTCACAAATCTTCATCGTTACCCCGTCTCTTTTTAATCCAATCCAAAAACAAAATCAGGACCATCATTAAAAGACAAATCGGCCAGGATGAAACACAAAATACAAACATATTTCTTTCATGCCTCTTGTTTTCGCTGAACCAGTTTCGCATCACAAAATAGCAAATCACAGCACCGCAAAACCACACAGCAAAAGCTACAATCGTCTTCCAGTCCATCTTATCTTCCGCCGCTCCTGAACCCGTGATAAATCACACAGAGCTTCCCTTCTTCAAAAACTCCGAACAACTCAACGTAAACAAATGTCGGCTTAGTCCAGTAGTTCTTAGCCATCTCTCTGGCCTCAGCTTCATTGTCACGCTTATATTTCCGGCCAACCATAACCCCATGACAATCAATCGCACGAAGCCACAATTCCCCATCATTTTCAGCCAGACACTTCCGCCTCTCAGCTTCCATCGCTCTTTCAATCATTCCGTTCATACTCAAAACTACACCTCACTACTTTCAAAAGTAGTACAACTTTCTTAAATAAAAATGGGCGACCAAACATCCAGCACCGCCCTGAGACATACAGATTTCGCGAAAATCTGCACGCTGTTTCTGCTCATCCGCATTTATTCTGCCACCTTTTCAGCGGCCGGTTAGTCGCTCCGCCCCGATTCAACGAGCTTCTAAAGTGCTAGCGTCCACGTCTCCAATCTAACCGATATTTATCACCAGCCAATCCTAGGAAAGCTGGAATAAAATCAAATATTATCTCCCACCTAAAATATGACTTTTTTCATACTGCTTCATCATGTATTTCTCATAACCTGCAGCATCAATTTCTTTATTCTTTTCCCAATACTTTTTCACTTCAACCTCAGGAAGTCCGCACGCTCTCCGGTAATTATCCCGATGACGAGCTGCAATTAATTCTTTATGCGCAGCATGGTATTTTTTATTCTGCTCCAGCTTCAATTCCTTATTCCGCAAATACCAGTCATGCATTGTTTTAGCCTTATCCTGCATTCTCAAGCCTCTTGTTTTTCAGTTTTCACGCGCCTGAGGCTGGCCATATTGACAATTACGTCAATTCCGCAGCCGCCACAGCTCATCCGAAGATCCTCGCCGTTCCTCTGGACGTAAACCTTATGGTCACAATTCGGACACCTCAAAATCAGCCGGTCCCCACTCTCAATTTCCGGCGGAACCGCCTGCAGTAAAGAACAAACTCTTTCCCTTGTCCCGGACAAGGGGTCCCTCATCCCGTTCATTTATTCAATCTCCCATTTTTTCAGTTCACGCCAACGGATAACAGTTTTTGGAAGATGCTCATTTTCATAACCTTTACTTCTTTCAACAAAAAGTTTCACCTCATCATTCAGAAATGCTTTTTTATAAAACCCCAAACAATAATGAGTTCGATATTTCTGAATTTCTTCAAACCATTCTTTGACATAAAAAATTATCTGTTCATTTTCTTCGCATTGTGGTAAATCTGCAGGATTTTTCTGTAAATTATGCCATCCATTTTCATTCAGCAAATCTACTGCATATTTTCTAGCTTCTTGTAAATCAGGAAAGCGTTCATATACATCATAATATTTACCAAGCAAACCAAGTATTTGTATTTCAAACTCTTTTACTCTTCCTTCGAGAAGTTCATTCTTTTCTTCCAGCTCCGTTATCCTTTTTAGGTAACCTGTCTCAATTCCGGTCCGTTTTCTGCGCACAATGTAAGGATCTCTCATTCAGCTTTCTCCATTGCATCAGAAACAATATCGCGCAGGTTATCTTCCTGCGAATATCGGCCCTTCATATTTTCAATACCTGCAATAATCTGATTCTTTGAATCCATAATTGCAGCTGTAATATCATCGCTTAAAAGATTTTTGATTTTTTGTCTGGCCGTTTCAGCATCCGCCTGAACATACGCAACAGCCTGGTCCGCAATTCTCTCCGGAAGATCCAGCAGCTTATTCATCAATGATTCCAGGAAACCAAATACACTGGCCTGCACAAAATCCTTAGGAATCTGCTCTAGTCTTCTTTCCTGGATGCGCTGCTCTTTTTCATCCGCAACCGTCAGATCCTTTACCAGCTTCGCATAGCGTTCCACATTGGCCATGTTTCCATGCTGCTGAATCAATTCCCTCATAGTCAAATTAAGAAGGTTACCGGCCACACCGTTTCTATCACCTTCCAAACTCTGAGGAGCCGAAGCCGCCCTCTGGACCGCTCCCAGTTCAACCTGTTCTCCAAAAGTTTCAAAACTATGAGCTTCCTGCAGTTTTTTTTGATGCTTATCCAGATAAGCTCTATTTACAGGATTATCAGTATCCAGCTTACCCGCAGAATTCATTACAAGAGATTTTTTCTTAATTCCAATACAAATACTTGCCCGATTCACTCCGGCCATATTTGCAAATGCACTTTGAGTTACTTCCACTCTCCAGCCTCAGGACCGCCAGAACGTGTTTTTATGTCGTTTTAGCAGTTATTAACGTTGTTTTATGTCATTATAGCACCTAAGTTAAAATATAACAACCTAAAGTTATAACATCGTTAAACACTAACACAAACATAGCACACAAATGACAAACGGCAGGGCACGCCGACTAAT